GACACGCTCGCGGTCGTCGGCTCGTACGCCGGGAACACCACCGGCCCGAGCTCAGGGACGGTGACCGACGTGAGGGTCCGCAGCGCCACGTCCCCGGAGCGGTCCATCCACGTCTCGCCGCCGTCGTCCACCATGAACCGGAACGACATGCCGTCGAGGGCCTGGTCGGCGACCGCGTCCCGGACCGGCTGGATCAGCCAGTTGTCCGTCAGCCGCGCCTGGATCCACAGCCCCGCCGGGTCCTCCCGCGCATCGGTGATCTTGCCGAGCGGCATCGTGCCGATCAGCGGGTGCTTGCCGTGCTCGAACATCAGCACCGGGTAGGCGCCGTCTGCGACCGCGCGGAACGCGCCTGGGGCGATCTGCTCGTCGAAGTCCTCGTCCCACCCGGCGATCCGCGTGGGCGTGTTGAACACCGCCGCGTACCCCTCGAAGGTCAGCCCGTCACCGTTCGATTCCGCGGACGCCACCTCGAACGGGACCGTGCGGATCTCACCGTCCACCGGGGCACTGTTGCCCTCACTGACGGTGATGCCGAACTTCTTGCACGCCGCCACGATGCGGGCCTTCACCTCGGAGAGAGTCACGCCGTTCAGCGGGTACTTCGCCGCGTTCTTCGGCATCGAGATGTACGCAAGAGCCGCTTTGGCGTGCGCGGCCGTGTCGATCGGGTACTTGCCGTTCTTCGGGTCGGCATAGGTCACGTTGCCGTAGGGCTTGGTATCCGCCATCACATGCCTCCGGCTGGTTCGTTTCCTGCCTGTGCGTCCGCACTGAACCCCGGGATCGTGGACGGTTCCGGCGGCTCTGGTTCCTCAGCCATCTGGGCCTTCTGCTCATCGGACGGGGGGTAACCGGGCGGCGCGGGCAGCCCCAGGTCTGCGGCGTTCGGGAACCCCAGCGGCACACCCGGCTCCGCGCCCGCCTCCAGCGGGTTCACGATCAGGTACCGGGAGGTCAGCGGGCCGGGCTGCAGCAGCGACAGGTCCTGGGACGTGACCGCGTCCCGCGCCGAGTCCGTTGTGTACCCGCCGCGGATCAGCAGTTCCGCCGCCAGCGCTTCCAGCTGGATCGTCTGCGCCTTCTGCAGCTCCGTGCGCGGCGGCTGCAACTGCACTGACACCAGGCCCGTGTGCACCAGTTGCGTCATGTCCTGCGACGTGACCGCGGCGATCGCCGACTCCGGGGAGAACCCGTCCTTGACCAGGGACGTGATCGTGTTCGCCTGCACCTGCTGGATGTCCGCCGCATCCTTGGCGTCCTCGCGCAGGATCGGCATGTCCGTGGTGTCGAACCACAGCTCCGACGCGCCCGGCACACTCACCAGAGGCGCCAGCGTCGACGCCAGGTCTTGCAGGGTGGGGAAGATCCACGAGTCGCCGAACATCCGCCGCGACGCCGCGAAGTTCCCCGCGTTCAGGCTGCTGCCGCTCAGGCCGTCGGTGGTGCCCAGCAATGGCGCCGGGACGCGGGACAGGAACGAGATCCGGGTCTCCCCGCCGGCCTGCACCGCGCGGAAGTCGATGTCCCGGAGGTTCGCCCCCACCACCGTGGCGTCCGCGCCAGCGGTCAGATACAGCGTCCGGTACGCGTTCGCCATCCCGGTGTGGCGTTCCTCCATCGCGTCCACGATGACGTCGAACTGCTCCTTCGTCACCGCCGGGATGCCCTTGACCACCAGGTTCGGCGTCGCCCCATTGCTGAAATACGTGACCTTGTGCTGCGAGGCGAGCATGTCGCCCTGGATCTCCCGGATCGCCGGGGTGATCCACGACATGCCCAGGCCCGCGTTCAAAGGGTCCGGCAGCGGGTACCAGTGTGCCACCGACGACGCCGGCAGCGTGAGCAGCGGGTTCTGGTTCCCCGGGAAAATGCCGCCGTTCTGGTAGACGTAGCCGAGGATCTCCCCGTCCAGGGCGCCCGTAGGGTCATCCGGCTCCGACTGTGAGCCGTAGACGACCGCGGTCCAGTCCGGGCGGATCACCCGCAGCCGGCTGTTCTGCTGCCAGTTCGTCACGAACGCATTCCCCGCCAGCCCCGCGTGCCACTCCATCTTGCGGATCAGGTCACCCGTCGTCCCGTTCGGCCACGGCTGCTCCAGCAGGCGCAAATCAGGGGTGCCGAACAGCCGCCGCGGCGTCTTCGTCCACGGCCGCGCCCTAAACGTGAACCGCGCCTGCGACAGCACCAGCGCGCGGACCATCTCCGCGGCGAACGCAGGCGGGCAGCTCTTGACCGCCTGCGCGTGACCCGGCAGGTCATTGGTGAACTCCCGCGCCTTGTTCGCCCCGTACGTCAGGTTCGGGCCGCCGAACGGGTACACGTGCCCGCCGAAAGTGAACTGGTTCACCATCCCCGACGGCAGCAGATACTCGCTGACCCACTGGTCGATCGACGTGCGCTGCTCCCCGCGCGCCCCAGTGCGGAAGGCGGCGAGCTCGCCGTTAACGCGCTCCAGCTGGCCCACGGTCCACCTTCGGCGGGTGCACGTCACGCCACCCGGTGCGGACCGCCAGGAAACACCACACCGGCACCAGCCATGCATACCCCAGGCCACGGCCCAGGCAGATCAGCAGGAACGCGATCACCCGCAGGAGCGTCTCCCCGAACCGGACATCCCGCGCCTGGGCGTTCAGGTCGCTTAGCGGCACACGCTCCAGGGTCACCGCCATCGGGGGTCCTTCCTCATCGCCATGATCCGAAAAAGGCACCGGAATGCCCGTGCGTCATGAACCCGTGCCGCGCCAGGGTCACCGCTTCCAAAGGGGTGGAGTCCGACGGCGAGTCCGCCCACGACCACGCCCACGCGGCCGCCAGGGGCCGCGTCCGCGCGTCCACCGCGGCCTCGTCGAGGGGCTCCTGCCCCAGGTGCCGCCACTGGTCATTCCGCACGTCGTCGGCCAGGGCACCGCACGCCTGCGCGTACTCCCGCATGCTGACAACCTGCAGCCGCCGCTTCCCCGGCGGCGGGTCCTTCCCCGCCCCCGTCACCGCGAACCCGCGCTCGATCAGCTCCTTCTCGAAGCCACCCGCCGGGGGCACCGGGTTGATCACCAGCACGCACGGGTCATGCCGGTCCGCCAGCTCCAGCACCCGGCCCACCAGCCCGGCCGTGCCCGGCCGGTAATCCACCAGCTCCCCATGGCCCAGGCCGTCCGCCCGGCGGCCGCCCACCGCGATCGCCGACGCCGACGAATCCGGGGCCACCGCCAGCGCCAGCGCCACCCGGCCCGCGGGCTGCGACCCCCGGTCCGCGCGCTCTGCCCACATGCCCAGGTCAGCGCGGCCGCTCTTCGCGCCGGTCAGGTCTGGGACGTTGCCGTAGGCACGCGCGAACTCCGCTGCCTCCATCGAGGCCCGCTCGCTGCGGATCGCATCCATCGTCACCGTGTGCCGCCACTGGCCATTCCCGCACCGGCACGGCGGATCCGGGCACAAGGCCGGCATGAACCCGAAATATGAATCCTCGTCGGCCGGGTCCCACCCGTCCGGCGCCGAATATTCGATGTAGGCGACACCATGACCCGAATCCGCCGCCACCGCCGCGCGGCCGGTCTCCACCTTGCGCTCCAGCACCGCCGAGACGGCGGTCCCGGCCGTCGAGCACACCAGCACCTGCGCGTCCGGGATCGTGATCATCGCCGGGCGCAGGCCCTGCTCCCGGCGGCTGTCGGTGTCATGCCAGATCTCATCCAGCACCGCCTGATGCAGCGTCTTCGAGTGCCCGGCCGACGACGACGTCGACAGCAGCCGGATCAGCGACCCGTTCGTGAACCGGATGAACTCGTTCCCCATGCCCTCATAGATCCGAGACACCAGCGGGCGGAGCGCCTTTGACCGGCGGATCAGCGGAAACAGCTCATCCAGCCACTTGTCCCGCGCGTCCTTCCCCGACTGCGCCGTGAACGCCGACCGCTGCGGCTGCACCCACCGCGGCGCCGTGCACCGGTGAATCTGGAACGTCAGGAAGACGGTCGTCTTCCCCGTCTGCCGCGGCACCGTGACAATGATCTCCCGGTAATACGGGACGCCCGTCACCGGGTCGTACTCGCCGCCGATGTCGGCTATCAGCCGCTGATGCGGCATGAACGGCTGGCCGAGCGCCGCGCCGATGCTCGCCAGCTCACCGCCGAACGTCGGCCGCTCAGGACGGCGGCGCGTCGCGTGCTTCGGCGAACAGCGCAGCGAGGGCCTCATCAGCGGAACCGTCACCGTCATCCGCTGTCAGCTCCCTGAGCGCCTCCCGGTACTGCCGCCACAGCGCCGCGTTCGCCGGGCCCGCATCCAGCTCGAACGCCATCGACCGCAGTGCCTGCACCGCGGCGGCGTCGATCTTCTCGATACGGCCCAGGCGGCGCAGCTCCTTCAGCGTCTGCTCAAGCTGCCCATGGTTGGTGGTCCGCACGGCGCTCCGTCACTATGAGTCACCAGCCGCGGCGACGAGACCGGCTGCGCGTTGACCCTCCCGCATTTGCGCAGGTCAGCGCTGTAAGTAAATCTTGAAATGACTGCGGGTCTCCTTTC